CAGTTAATGAAATTACACTCGCTAACGCAGCTACTGGAAATGGCCCAATTATTTCTTCAACGGGTGAAACAAACGTTGATTTAAATTTAAATCCCAAAGGATCGGGAGTACTTAAATCAGGAACAGCTGCAGTTAAAATTGCAGGTAAAGAAACTATGTGGGTTCCGGCTACTGCAATGTATGCGGAAACAACTAATGGAGCTGAACTTGCTCAAACAGTACTTTCAGCAGGAGCTCCAGAACTAAAAGCTTTTGCTTTTGATGCGAGTACAGCAGAAGCAGTACAGTTTAATGTTTCTTTTCCTGAATCTTGGGCTTTTGGAACTGATGTAACTTTTCAAACAATGTGGTCTGCATCTTCAACAGATACAGGCACGGGCGGTTTCACACTCGCAGGATGTTCAGTAGCTAATAACATAGATTATGATTTAGCGTTTGGAAGTGCTGTAGCAAATACAGCATTAGCAGCAAGTGGAACACAAGATGATTTAATGATCAACGCAGAAAGTGGAGGAGTCACTATTGCTAGTAGAGCAGCTTCTACAAATACAATTTTTAGATTGGTTAGAGATACAGGAACAGACACCAATACAGGTGACCTAAGATTAGTTGGAGTTAAGATATTTTTCACTACAGACGCAGCTAACGACGGATAAGGAATTATAATATGAAAGATTTAAAAAATAAACTTACCACATCAGGCAAGGGTTCAACAAATATACAATCAAAGAGAACAAAAGGTTTTGGTTATCAAGTTTTAGGATTTGGATCCGGCGGCGTTAGCTTAGCACCTAATCCATTTACAGCAGATTATTTAATGGTAGCTGGTGGCGCAGGTGGAGCTTCACCAGGTGGTGGTGGGGGAGGTGGAGGATTACTTTATTCTTATTGTAATCCATGCGCAGCTGCAGTTTCTTTTGATGCAGGAACATTTGATATTACTATTGGAGGTGGCGGTGCTGGTGGTAACGCACCTGTTAGATCATCAGGTGGTGATTCTACAATAGTAAGTCAGGCCGGAGCAAATGTAGTAATTTCTAAAACAGCAAGTGGAGGTGGAATTAGTAATACTGCTGGTGGATCAGGAGGTGGAGGTAGTCACGCACAATATGGTGCAGCCGGTAATACCCCTCCAGTAGCTGCACCTTTAGGCGGACCTCAAGGAAATGATGGTGGTGGAGCAGGACCAGGAAACTACGCATCATCAGGTGGTGGTGGTAGAGGTGGAGTTGGTGCATCTTCTTCTGGAACAAGCGGACCCGGAGGTGCTGGTGGTGTCGGTATACCTTTATCAATTTCAGGTTCAGCTTTATCTTACTCTGGTGGTGGCGGTGGAGCAGCTTATAATCCAGGAGCCCAGGGAGGAGGATCTCCTTGCGGAACTGGTGGACCTGCCGTACCAGGAACTGGAGGTACTCCAGCGGCACCGGGTGCTTATGATGGAACTACAAACCGAGGTGGTGGAGGTGGATCTAATGGTGAAAGTGCATCTACAGCAGGCGCTGGTGGATCAGGAATTGTTTATTTAAGATATCCTGCAGCAATATCCCCATCAATAACAGTTGCACCATGCACAAATACTACAGCATGTACTCCAGGAAGTACAAAAACAACTACGTTTACTGTCTCAGGAACATTTTGTGTTGCGGGTGGTTAAAATTAAGAAAAAATAAATATGGCACATTTCGCAGAACTTAAATCAATAACAGATCCTACTGGATTTACAACAGATGACCATTTAGTAGTACAAAGAGTAGTTGTTGTAGGCAATGATATTGCAACAGCAGATGGACCTTTAGGAGAAAACGATATGCATGTTGATGGAGAAACATGGTGTCAAAACTTTTTCAAAGGTGGAACTTGGAAACAAACTTCTTACAATCATAATTTTAGAAAACAATATTGCGGTGAGGGAATGGTGTATGATTCATCAAAAGATAAATTTTTAGGACGACAACCCTATGCATCATGGTCATTAGATGGCAATGATGATTGGCAAGCGCCAGTTACATATCCAACAATTACCACTTATAATGAAGGAGCCAATATGTATCATATTAAGTGGGATGAAGCTGGTCTAAAATGGACTGCGACTGATGATTCAGATCCAGTTAATAATTTCGATTGGGATTCATCAGCTCTAGCTTGGGTATCCGCATAAGGAGACTCATGTGGCTAGCCCTTCAGCCTCATCAAATGGTGGTGTAATCGGACCAACTAATACAGCTACAGTTTCATAATTGACCTAAAACAAATTTTTTTATTATTCTTGACTTATATTTTTTTTAAAATATAAATATGCTATAAAGATATAGGAGAATAATATGAACCTTACGCACCATTACTATTATTTTAAAAAAGCCGTTCCAGACAGAATCTGTGAAGAGATAAAAAAATATTGTTTATCTCTGAAAGACCAAGTAGCTATTACCGGAGGTCAACAAGGTAATGTTCCAACAACAAAAGAAGGAATGGAACAACTTCATCAAAAAAGAAATTCAGATATAGTATGGGTCAGTGATCGTTGGATATATAAAGAAATTCACCCTTATGTACATCGAGCTAATGCTGATGCAGGATGGAATTTTCAATGGGATTTTTCTGAAGCTGCCCAATTTACAAAATATAAATTAAATCAACATTATGGTTGGCATTGTGATTCATGGGATAGACCCTATGTGAGAAAAGAAGAAGATCCTTCAAATGGAAGAATTAGAAAAATAACAAGTGTTTTAGTTTTATCTGATCCTAAAGATTATAAAGGAGGAGAACTAGAATTTGATTTTAGAAATTTAGATCCGGATAAAAAAAGAAATATTGTAGTGGCTAAGGAAGTAGCTGAAAAAGGATCTTTGATAGTTTTCCCATCTTTTGTTTGGCACAGAGTTAAACCTGTTACTAAAGGAGTACGTTATTCAATGCCTATTTGGCATTTAGGGTGGCCGTTTAAGTAAATGATTATGATTATTGAGAAAGTAATAAATAAAAAAGAAAGCAAAGACCTTATTAAATTGTTTAATAAAAATAAGGATAAGGCAGCTAAGTTTCCATCTAATTGGATGGATATAAATTCTCCATCTGCTTACCCTATATATGATACTGAACTAAAAGATTCTTTTTTCACTAGAATATTAAAAAGAATAGAAAAAATAGTTCAAAATTATTATGGAAAAGATATTGCTATAGAAAAAAGCGAGCTTAAAAAACACGTAGCGGGATCTTATCATGTGATGCATTATGATAGAGAATATAGAACCAGCCCCTCAGGTCCTACTTCAGTTTTATATTTAAATGAAGGTTTTGTTGAAGGCCATACTTATTTTGCAGATGGAACTAGAGTAGTTCCTAAAACAGGTCGTATGATAATATTCGACGGCTTAAAATATGAACATGGAGTCTCAGAAATAAAAGGGGATAGTAGATACACTATTCCGTGCTGGTATAAAAACATATGAACCTCTTTAATTCTTATTGGTATTTTCAACGTGCCGTTCCTGAAAGAATATGTGATGAAATTGTTCGTTATGGAAAACAATTACAAGATCAATTAGCAACCACAGGTGAGTATAGTGATCCTAAAAGATTAAATCAAAAACAACTTAAAGATTTAAAAAAGAAAAGAGATTCCAATATTGTTTGGTTAAACGATCGTTGGATCTATAAAGAAGTTCAGCCTTATGTACATGAGGCAAATTCTGCTGCAGGATGGAATTTCCAGTGGGATCATAGTGAATCCTGTCAATTTACAAAATATAATAAAGGTCAATATTATGACTGGCATTGTGATAGTTGGGATAGACCATACTTCAAAGATAACCCAAAAGCACCTAACCATGGTAAAATTAGAAAACTATCTGTTACAGTTAGTTTATCGGAAGGAGGAGTAGATTATAAAGGCGGTGAATTAGAATTTGATTTTAGAAATTTAGATCCAACTAAAAAAAGAAATATTAGAAAGTGTAAAGAAATATTACCTAAAGGATCCTTGATAATATTTCCCTCATTTGTTTGGCACAGAGTATGCCCAGTCAAAAAAGGATCTAGATATAGTTTAGTTATTTGGAACTTAGGATGGCCATTTAAATGAAAAAGAAACAAAAGAAAGCTAAAAAAACACAAAAACACTTTGATAAAATATCTTGTGGAGAATTAACTAATTCTTTTCCAACACAATTAAAGAGAAATGATTTATTTTCAACCCCTATTTGGTATGA